GAGTGCATGGCCACAGCGGTCAGCTTGTCACCCTGATCGCCAAGGATGGCGCGGGCTTGAGCAACGTGACGAGGGGACAGCGCAGTAGGGGTGTCACTGTCTTCGGAATCGATGCAGAGATCGAAGAAAGCAGAGCTGTTGTTGTTATCGTTCAGCGAACCGAACACACCGCCCAGGCAGGACAGCAGATCCTTCTGGCGTTGGTTAGAGACGTACTCAGCAACCTTGGCGCCGATGGCGGCCATGGGATCGGAACCAGCAGCCAGAGCCGCAAGGTCACGAGCCTCAAAAGCACGACCGCGGTGCAGGATCACGCCGACTTGCTTGTCAGCTTCGATCTTGCCAGGCGTCAGGCTGGAGCTGTCAGACAGCACCTCGAAATCACCGGAAAGGTTTGCTTTCCAGAAAGGCACTTGGATGGTGTCACCACCTTCGGTGGCGTTGAGTTCAGCCATCGGTTGCACCACACCGCTAGCCAGGAAGGCATCACGTTGAGTGGTTTGCTCGATGACATATGGGGTAAAAATCTCGGGGACAATGATGTCCGATCGAAGAGTAGCCATGGTTAATGGTTCTCAGGATTAACAAAGCGGGCGCAGCCCATATCCCCAGCGCAGCCGGTTGATTAGATCTTAGCAGCTGCTTTCAGCCGATCGTACAAATCACGATCCGTGCGGAACAGTCGTGATTGTTCAGTCAGGTTGAAGGTTTCCTTGGCGAATGGGTTTTTGATGCCCGGCGGGATTTCACCTGATGGCTTGCTGCCGATCGGTGCACCGCTGCCCTGCGGCTTAGGTGCTTTCTGCATCCATGCCGGCAGCGTTGCCTTCGCCCATTCGGTGACGGGTGTGCGTTGGTATCCGTTCACGACCACGACGGTGCCGTCGGCTTCGCGTTCGATCTGGTTGCTGTCGAGTTTGGTTTTGAGCACCAGGTCAGGGTCATGCACGATGTCGGCCAGCGCTGATACGGCAGGCGTCAGCAGCTCTAGCTCGCGGACCTTGGCTTCAAGTTCTGCGATGCGTTGGTCCTTTTGCGATGCCTCCTCACGGAACTGCTGCTCCAGAGCCTGTCGTGCTTCTTCATATTTTCCTTGCGATTCAAGTTGCTGCTGCTCATGGCTGCGCTTGAAGTCAAGGAGTTCTTTGATGTCCACTCCATCAGGCAACGTCTCCGCCATCTTTTCGTATTTGCGGAGTTTACGCTTTTCGTCTGCAAGCTCCTGGTTTTTGCGCTCCAGATTCTGGATGCTGCGTTGCAATGCGTCGATGTCAGCTGATGGCGCTGTTGCTGCTGGCGGTGTGGGCGGCGTTGCTACAGGAGCCGCAGGCTGCTCTGTAGTGGGCTGTGTGTTTTCTTCGGACATTGATAACCCGCAGGGTTAAGTGCAATCCATGTTAACAGCTGCCGACGCGGGTGACGGTGCCATAGGTGCGTTTGCCTTTCAAGTAACCAGGCATGACGCAATAGCAGCTACAGGCAGCCTACCGTCGGCGTTTTGGTGTTTTGCGCTTACGTGTCATCCCGGCCTGGGAATAGGCAATAGCAGCCGCTTGTTGTCTGCTGTAACCTTCTTTGATTAGTTTGCGGATGTTTTGCGAGATCGTTAGCTGAGACTTACCTTTTCGGAGTGGCACCGTAACGCCTCCGCAGCTGCTCCAATGTTAGCTCCCGGCCATCCTCGCGGACGAGTTTCGCCATCGCATCACGAGCGCCGTGTTTACGTGCCAGCATCCTGAAATATGGCGCTTTGCTGCCTAGCACTTCCTGTTGTCGTTCTTTGCCTTGCTGCAGCAACCACTGGCCGTAACTTGTATCAGCATCAACCATGCCGCCTTTGGCTGCGCGTTTACCGGGCCGCGGAGGATCAAATCCAAGCCCTTCGTAATCAATGACGGGGACTGTCGTGCTGCGACATGAAAAATGCAAAGGCGGTGTTGGACCTTTGCCATATTCAAACTCACGGCCATCATTAGCGCGGCAAATGGCAGACGTACGAGAGTCAAGCGTTGCGACATATCTGTATTTCTTTGTGATGTCTTGATTGGCTTCATATACTTGTTGACTAGCAGCATTTGCCACTTGGTTGATACTGGTGCGGACGATGCTTGTCACCTGATGGCCAGCCATTTTGGTTGCTTCACCGCCGGACAATGCAAGTTGCTTGATGGTCTTTGCTTCCTCGCCGAACTCCAGCGTCCCACGCAACTTGCGTGATAACTCCTGCGTTGTCTCACCTGTCAGCAGCGCTTGCCGGACGCTGCTGCTGAAACGTTCCGCTTGCGATTCCGCTAAGCCACGAAATGACTTCTCGACAACACGGCCGTTGGGTAATGTGATCATCGCACCTTTGGGTGCAGTCAGGCTGAACGTTTGCGGTGCACCTTCAACTGCAGCGAATAGGTCATCGCTCAATGCGACGACATTGATCTGCGTCGGATCAGTGGTGACAACTGACTGCGCAAACTGCGGGCTGATCTCAACAGTGCGAACCATGTTGCGTGCGCCTTCAGGCAATGCCAGTCGTAGTTGTTCCTCGACAAACTCAGATTGCAGCTCCGCTAAGCCCTGCAGCTCCAATGCGGTGATCTCCGTTGCATCACCCGCCCATGTCGCAAGGCTTTCTTTCAGCTGCGCAAGGATTGCACGCAACCGCGCTGCTTTGACCGGTGCCGTTGCTTCATTGATTGTTTGCAGTTGGTTGACTGCATCGATGATGATGTCGTTGTAAATGTTGATAATGCGCCTAGCAACGCTGTTGCTGTATTGGTTCAGATCGATCGCATTACGAAAGATCGTGTCAACATTCGGCGGGATCGTCACTGCTCTATGTCGATACCAATATCGCTTGGATGATATTGGGTTTGGATGTCAACCTTTGCACCTTCTTCCAATGCGCACATCAGCATCTCATTGAAGTCAACAAAAGCAGCTTCGGATTCGTAAACAGTAACCTCCTCGACTTTGTTGTCCCATGATGCGCGTAATATGGCGAACACTTCCTCGGGCAGGTTATGACAATACACCGTCACTGGTCCCATGGGTTGCTCTTCATCCGATGGGATGAACCACGATGCTGCCCATAGCAATGCGTTGATCATGGTTGCGTTGCTTCAAGTTCAGCTTCGACATCAAAGTCATCACCAAGCACTTCACCTTCGGATAACCGGGTCAGGAATGTTTCCTGCGTGATGGTGCCTGCGGTGTAAACCTGCAGCAGTGCCAACACATCCTGCGGTTCCAATCTGGTGCCAAGGAAATCACGGTTTACGTAACAGCTACCAGCCTGTTCTGGTGTGCTGAGAAATTCCGCATGAAACTGCAGGCAGTTATCGATCATGTCCTGCATATTTTGCGCGATCACCATCATGGTGCTGTCACCTTGACTGCGATCAATGCGTTTTGCCTCAGCGGTTTCAGCTGATAACTTCTGACCGAGCACAGCAGCAAGACCTAGTTCATTGATCTGCGATGCGAGTTGATCCAGTCTCTTGAACTGATAGTCAAAGCTCTTACCATCGGGTTCGATGTACTCCGCACGACCTTCCGCCGGAAATGCGATGGCTTCACCCGGCCCGGCGGATACTTCCTCAGCGCTGGATGGGAAACCATAAAACGCCAGCATCGGCACTGCAGAGATGTGCAGCTGGTTATCGAGATCAGATTGCACCTGATAGGTTTTCAGGTTCAGTTCTGCGATGTCCTGCAGCGGTGGTCTTGACTCCATGTAACCAATGCGATCGGAGTAGGCAACCGAAAATGGGATCCGATCAAGCGTTGTTGTGCCTTCATCATGCAGCTTGAAGTCACCGGTGTCATCATCTTTGCGATGCAGCTCATACGCACCAGGTGTCAACACCCGCACCTGCTCGACTGCTTTCTCGCCGTAATCACCATCGGGTTCAGTGATCACTTCCCGAAGCCGCAGCTGCGTTAGCTTTTGCGCGCCATCTTGCAGTTCAGTGCGCCAGCCGAGGATGTCCCTTGGTGAATACGCAATCCAGTACGGCCGGCCGCCATCTTGCGGTGCATCAACGAGCACACCGACGTGGCCGTAACGGATCATCGTGCGCGCAGTTTCGTAGCACCAGGTATTCAGATCATCACCTTGCAGGTCAACATCAAACAACTGCTCACGGATCGTGTCACCGGTGTCATTAAGCCTGACCGGTTTGCGCGTCAACATCCCGGCCAGCATCCGCTCGATGCGGACGAGGTACGGAGGGCATACGCTGCGGGCTAGTCGGTTGTCGTAGCTTTCATCCTGTTCTCTTGGCTCTTGAAACAAATATCCGCGGTGCTTCCGCCTCATCGCAACGGTGCCTGCGGATAAATCCTCAATCAGGATCCAGGCCGGCTCCATCGCGTGCCACGCCGCGCATGGGTCATCGACTTTGGTGACTGCGCGCTTGGCTAGCGGGCGGTTGTAATGGCGGAAGCCTGAGTACATCTGCAACGCTGCGTTGATTGCAGTCTACCGATAGCAAAAAAACCAGGACCGAAGCCCTGGCTGATGAGTAGCAGAAACACCGGAGGCTCGCGCGCCTTGCCCGGCTTGATCACCCAGCTGCTAACTGGGACGCCTAATCGTTACAAATGGCTTGGTCAGTCTATCCAGCTAGGTGATCATGGTCGCGCAGTGATACTTCACGGCCTCCTGTTCCAAAGCAAAGACAAGGGCTGGCGAGAAGTGATGGTCAGGATTACTAGTCATCCAAGCCGCTACTTCGCGGATGGCGTCGCGGGCTATGCGAGCATGCTCTCTATCGCAAGCGGTGCCGTTGTCAATCACTGCAGCCACTCGCTTCAGCAGCGAACTATCTGGAATTACCGGATGGTTGAGTTGGGCGGCAGCTTCCAACGCCTCGATCCTGTGGAGCAGTTCGAGCAGGCAGGAGGAGAAGGTGCTATCACGCATCCACCCAACACTTGCCCACTGCTCAGCCGTAGCGCGGTGTTGTTCAGCAAGACCTCTGCATTGTGATTCTTTCATTTCTTAAAAGCCCTAGCAATTGAGTTCTTCAATAAATTGAACAGCAACGAAGCCCCAAACACCTGCAGCCAGGTGTACGGC